ATCTTTCTCTCAATTCAATATCATCTGCCCATATTGATTTAAAAACATTATAAGCGTTTTTAGATTGATCTACCTTTACTGTTCCTTTTCTTTTATTTTTATAGGTTAATTCAACCTCAGCGATTTGTAATAATTCTTTCATGATTTATTTTTTTTTATTCTTTTAATCAATTCTTTTAATTCCTCTTTTATTAGTAATCCAATTACATAGAGAGCGTAAAAAATTAATACTATTATTGTTGTTCCTATCAATGAAGCTATAATAAATTGAAAGGTTTCTAATATTGTTAAATCAGTCATCATATCCATAATAAGGTTCTTGATTATTCCATTCATTGTTGAATATCTCAGAAATTTCCTCTGAGTTATCAATTAAATATTGATCTATTATTTTTTGTTGCTCTTCTGAATATTCCTTTTTTTCATAGGTTATTTCTTCAATCTCAAAATAATCAGTTCCAGAATCATAACCTTTGCATCCCCAGTATTCATAAGATCCAATCCCATCATTTGCAACATGCCCCTCTGCTGTTAATTCAACTTCAATTGGGAAGTCCTCAGCATCATATATTGATATTATTTTAGTTAGCATAATTATTTATTATTAAAGTTTTTTATTATTTGAATATCTTGATTTACACTTTTTAATACTTGCATAAGAGTTCCAAGTACATAAGGTATTGAAACCTCATTTCTGTAATTCTCATCCTGAGCCTTATTTAATTCTGAGGTAATATAATCAGTCAATAAATTACATTTTTCATTTATAATGTTTTTATTTATTTCCTGTCTCATTTTCTTTGTGATTTGATCTTTCATTATATTAAATATTAAAATAATTTAAAGCTTCATAATAATGATCAAAAAAATGTTCCTCTCCTGTTTCTGAATCATAAACAATATAATCTACTGGTTGACCGAAACAAGATGCTATCTGAACTCCATTATCAAGAGCTATGTAAACATAACCAGTATTATTATTGAAACCTACTTCCATAATATCTTCCATAAAACAATTATTTTTATATGATTCCTGAACCTTAATCCAACTCTCAAAGTCTGATGATCCTAAGCTACTAATAAATTCATTTGTTGTTTTCATTGTGATTTGTTTTTATTGGTTTATAATGTTGAGATTGAATTCTTTATATCTATTGCTTTTTGTCTTGCAACTGCTTCCATTGCATTTTTAATTTGTCTTAAAAACCATTCTTTAGATCTCTTATCTTCTAAGTTATTTAAAAAATCTACATCATTTAAAGATTCAGTGAATAAACTCATGTACCTTTCTATTGCATTTTGTGTTTCCATTGTTATTTGTTTTTTAATTATAGAGCTAATTTATAAAGAGTTTATAATATGACCCAATAAATTATGATAAAAAATGCTAACTGCTTGATAATCAAGGTATTAAATTTTGAATAAATTAAGGCTATTACTATAAATATGCCATCCATCCCCTCTGTAATTAAAATTCTCACCCCTAACTGATGGCTGTCCATTATAGGTAAATATAGCCTGTTTACTGAACTCTTTTTTTGAGATATATCCTAACAGGTACGCTGATCTAAAATCCTCTGATATCTTACAAAAAAAGTAAAAATGAGCGTTTTGATTATGGTTTATTAATCTGCATTCAATATTAGTATTAATATATTTTTCATTCACTTTATTTAGTTTTGAACTTTTCACATCAACTTTAAAACCATTACAAATAAAATCATAATCAAATGTCGATTCATCTACAATTTTAAATCCTTTTGAAGTCATAAAGTCCATGTAAACAATTTCACCTAATGCACCATAAATATTTGAAGATCCATTCATGACTGATCCTTTTAATTTTTCAAAGTCATATCTTTGTTTTGCTCTTTCTATTTGTTCAGCTGTTATTTGAATAGTAATCATAAAGCTCTTTAAAATTTAACATTAAATCTTTGCTTGAAGTATTTTTAAGTTGTTCCAGAACTTGAAATCTTTGTTCACCTATTTCAGCTAGTAATTTATTCCCAAACTCAAATTGCCTTCCATACATCATTACATTACATCCATAGCATTGAGGTCTAGCGTTATCTTCGTTCCAGCGTACTGACTGATGCTTCCTACTCCAGAAATGTCCACATTGCATTTTGCTGATTTCATTCCATCTTCCACAAGTGTAGCATTCATTCATTCCATTATTTGAATATTTATTTCTTATGTACTTTGAAAATACAGTATCTAATTTTTTTATCTCTTGCTTTGTCATTTAAAAATAATCTTCATTGTTAATTATTATATCATTTAGGAATTCATTATTTTGAACCATTACAGGCTCAGACTTATTTATCCAGCTGCCTGTTTTATAACTTCCATCTGTTTCACAATATCTTCCAGATTCCATTTGATAATTAAAGGTACTCATTCCTATTCCACCCCAATGGCTAAACTTTACTTTCTGAATATAAACCTGAGTAACATTTTTATTAAAGTCCCTATACACTGTTATTCCATTATCAGATTTATTAAAGAAATTAGATGATCCAGATATTGAATAAAGATTTGGAACTTCATATTGTAAAGTATTAAGATCCTTTTTAATCTTTGTTGGATGAGCTACTAAAAAGCAATGAATGTTATTAACCTCACAGAATCTTGAAAGCTCATCAAGTGATTCCCCGACATATTTTGTTTCGCTTATTTCGTATTTATGTTCAAGTTTATTCCATGCATCAATTACAAAGAAATCCATTCCATATTTTGAATGCAATGATTTAACATGATTAAGTATTGAAGTTAGTGTAAAATCTTTCTCAGGCTTTACAAACCAAATTTTATTATTTAATAATTCCTTTATTTCATTTACTTGATCTATTGTCATTCTCATTAATCCATTCCAAGGTTTTCCAGTAATCTTTCTTGCTAACTTTGAAAAATGAAGTTTTGTTGGTTTATTCTCTGGAGAATAAAATGCTCCCTTCCAACCATGATTAATAAATAACCTAAGTATTATTTCATCAAGAAAATCAGATTTGCCATGATTTGGTATTCCTGTTATTGTGGTAATATATCCTTTAACAAATCTTAAATGCTTATCAAATGTTGCATGACCAATTGTTAATCCCTCATCCAAACCATTCATATACATATCATCAATATCATCTGATATATCCTTAATAGTATAAACCCCTTCAATATCGAATTCCTTTGCATCTTGAATTGATTCTATTATTCCCTGTATGCCATAAGTAATTAAACATTCATTCGCATCTTTACAATTTTTAAATTCAATAATTCTGCATCTATCTTTTCCAAGCCTGTCTGAAATATCATCTCTTAATTTTCTTCCAGCCTGATCGTTATCAAAGCATAAATAAAATAAAGGAACATCATTAAATTGATCTGAAATAAATTGTAGGTATTCTAAATTATTATTATTTAAATTCGCTCCATTTGGAACAGATAATACATTTGATTTACCAGCTTCAAATAAACTTAATGCATCAATCTCTCCCTCTGTTAAAAATATAGGCTGAGTAAAGTCTATATTGTTTAAATTGTAAAAAATTAATTTACTGCCTTTATTAAGTTTAAATAATTTATTCCCTGTCCTGTACTTTATGTTTGTTAGCTCTCCATCAAGATCAAAATAATTAAATTGAATTGTATTCATTTCCTTTCCAACTTGTGGCATGAATTCAATACCCTCTGTAATTTTAAAATGAGTTAAAGTCTTTTGTGATATTTTCCTATCATAAAAATATTTTACAGCCTTATCAGAAAGATTTGTTTTATTTTTCCACTCAGGTTTAATGTAAACTTTATTTTCAATAGATTCATTTTTTAAAAATCCCCTCCAGCCACAGTGAAAGCAGTTCCAAATCTTCTTATCTAAATTAACAGATAAGCATTTAACTGATTTCTTTTTTCTTTCATGGCTACATTTAGGGCAAGTTGTTTGTACCTCTCCAGACTTTCCAGAAGGTACATTTATTCCATAGTCAAAGAATTCCATTAGTAAACCATTTTATTTTCATTAGACTTTGATTCCTTCTTTAACCATTTAACAGCAGTTAAATAAAGTGAAACATATTTTTTATTCGCTCTATAATTTTGAATTGAATCCAACACTGAATCAATTTTATCTTTTGAATAATCTTTATTCAATAAATTAAACTCAGCCTGAGTAATTTTTAAATGATCGAATTTCCTATAAATCTTTTTATCATTTTTATTTTCTATTTCAATTTCAATTTCATTTTCATTTTCTAAAGGCATTGCATTGGCATTGCCACTTTTATGCCATCGCATATTTGCATTTTCTCTTTGCTTATCTGAATGCTTTCTTCTTTTAAGTATTTCATCATCAAGCCTTTCATTGTAATATTTTCCTTCGCTGTCTTGTTTAAATTTATTCAATACCTCTTCCAAATCATCTGAATTGGAAATGCCATTGCATAATCTTTGTATTTGCGATTTTGATAAATGCCCATGCTGATGCTGAGCGCATAATATCCTTACATAGATTCCAACTTGTTCATTGCTGAAAAATTGAGTACCTACTGTAAAGTCATTTGGATAAAATAAAAATGCTGGATCTTTTGCCATAATATAAAAATATGAAACCCCAATTATTCCTAGCCACTCGCCAAAGGGCTTTAGAATAAAAGGGGTAATAATATGTAATTAACTTAATCACTTGGCGAGTAATTTATTTTAAAAATAATAAATTAAAATGGAACTTCTACGTTCTCATCAAAATTATTTTCTTGATTAGATATTCCATTAATTGGTTGAATCTTCCAACACGAAAGAGTATTATAATATTTTCCATTATATTCTCTCCCTGTTAAATTAAAAGCAACCTTTATTGTATCTCCAGACTGATAACCATTAATCAAATTAACTTTATCATTAATTAAATTAAATACAATCTTTTGAGGGTATTTCTCATCTGTTTCAATTACAAATTCCTGTACTGTAAATTTATCAGATACTCTTTTTTTCTCACTTATAAAGTGAATTGTTCCTGTTGTTTCCATTTTTATTTTATTTGTAAATTATTATTAATTACCAGTGATGCTCCTTTAACTTCCTTGCCTAACTTTAAAGAATCTTTAATTAAGGTTTTATCTGGATGCTCTGTTACTTTTAAAGTTTTATACATTGAAGGTATTAAAGTAATATCATCTATTTGAATAGCTTCTGATTTTCTAAATGATAACTTCATTAATGGAGTTTCAATTTTATCAACATCAAATAATTCCATTGCTGATTTAATTCTTTCCTTTAATCTTTCAACTGTATTTTCTCTTGACTTTTTTAATGCCTGTAATCTTTTGATCTCAGCATCAATAATATCTGATTCAGTTTCAAATTTTTTAATTATAAATCCATAAGCAATTCCTTTATTATTTAATTGCTCTTGTGAAATTTCCAGAGCCTGTTCAAGCTCTGGAGTTAATTCACCACCTACTTCTAATAATTCATTAGATAGGTTTAAATACTGTTGTTCAATTTGAAATAAATTCATTACTTATTAGATTTTATAATGTTGTTAAAATACTCTATTTGAGTTTCATTTAATTTATATTTCTTCTGTACCTGTTCAAGAGTTCCACTTTTATTGATTAAAAAATCAATTACATCATCAGCTTTATTTTGTGGTAGCTCAGGAAGATCCTTTTTAACTTCTTGCTTTTTGTTATCGTGGTCTGGATCAGCTTCTGTTTCATCTATTAAAAATAAACCATTCATTGCATATTTCCTTGCATAGCTTGATGCTGTTCCAATACATTGCTCAACACTCATTCCTTTGTGTTCCCCTATCTCAGCGAATCCATTAACAGAAATACATTCATTATTATAGCATATATTTGCAAATGCCTTAATAAACATTTTATTTCCTATCTGAATAATATCATCAGTAATGGTAAATAAAACTTCATGCTTTTTTAGTAATGGTTTTACAGCTTCCAGAATATCTTCTGCTGATCTGTACTTGTACTTTCCAAATGAATTGTAATTTCCTTTTGGAACTTTAAGTTCTGTTTGAACTTCAATTAACCTTTGTTGGATGGTTAAATCCTTTTTTTCTTTCTTTTCCATGATTTGTGATTTTTAATTTATAGTGCAAATTTATAAAGAATTTATAATATAAAAAAATTTATTTAAAATTATATTCTATCTCCTTAGGAGTCAAGGCATTAAAAGTTGAATAAATTCTTCCAAGTTCATTTCTTTTTATCTTCCAATTTAGCTTTTCTATTCCTTCACTTTCATAATACATTTCGTTGGCTATAAAAAATAATTTTTCAACTTGATTAATATAATGCAATCTTGAATGGTCTGATTGAACATTATTATATTTAGCCATAATAAAATTTATTTTATGTTTATAGTCGTTTTCATTAATCATTGTTTCCTGAATGATTTCTTTTTTTGTCTTACCTTCCAAAAGTAATTGTTCCATTTCTTGTGTTGTCATAATTTAATTTTTATAGTAACATGATTTAATATGATTTTTATCTAATAACTCGCAAAACTTTTTAAAGCTCATTTTATATTCAGTCTCCCATTCCTGGTCGTCAGTCCAAATTAATACCGAAGGTTCGCAGCTTAGAATATATTTTGGAGGTTCAAAGTAAGGTCTGTAAATAATATCTTTTAAAAGTCTTTTTCCATTTTTTGTAATAACAACTAATCTTGCAATTTCATTACTACATAATGTATCCTTTAAAAAGGAGCAGTCTTTAATTAGATTCATAATACCCTTATTACTTTAATGAAGTGTTTACCTTTATATTCTTCCTTTACAGTCTTAAATTTTTTATCTGGATTCTTTACAACATAATTATAAATTGATCCATAGATTGAAGCGTTGTTTGCTTTACTATATTCCCTTCCATAGAAATAATCATTTATATTTAGAGCTTCAAATGGGTAAACCTCTCTGCCTAGTTTAATCCTTGTTGATTCAAGAGGCATTAATAAGGCTTCATCTATTGCATCAAGTACATGCCTTTGTGGA